GACATTGTCTATCTCTGCCAGTATGCATCTTCAAGGTGTAAATCATGGAATCCGAATTAAAAGAAGTGACGAATACGACGTTTATTAGTGAAACCCCGGAAATAGTGACGCAACCCAAAACGATACAACCGAAAGATTTGGAACCCCCCTCAGACGTTGGTGAAGGTGAGTGGAAATTGGATGTGATGCTATCGAAACCCTTTCGAACAGTGTCATCCTTTTGGTACACCACTGACGCCATCGGAACGATGAAATTGATTTCTGGTCAACGCATTCATCCCCTTATGATGCGTGACATATTAACCGATTATATAGAGAGCTTTCAGACCAACATCCTGAAGAGCTATACTTATGCCCGTTATAACATCAAATTCACTATTCAATTGAACTCAACTAAGTTCTACAGTGGGCGATTAATTTTTGGCTATGTACCCCTACAGGAAGTGCCAGCAACCCCTCTGGACTTCACACGACTATCGATGTTTCCCCATATATTCATAGACGCTGGTAATTCATCCCCCGTAGAGTTCCAAATCCCATGGTTCTCTCCATTTTCATATTTTAACCAGACGTCAGACGAAGTAGGACAGCGAAGCCTGGGATTCCCCTTTTTAAGTGTGGTTTCCCCGCTAAGATCACCGACTTCGTCAACAGCTGTTTGTTATACGATATATGTACGAATGAGTGAAGTGAAATTACACATCCCTGTGAATCCCGCGCTGACGTATATTACACCCCGTTTGACAGATGAGATCAAGAGACTGAAAGGTGAAGCGAGAAGTGGAGACTTGGACGTGGAACTTTTCCGAGAAATAGCGCGACCGGACAAATTTGGATTCACTTATGTGACCCAACCGTTTGAACAATCACGAAACACCGGACATATGACGAATGTAGTAGGAAATGTCATGAAGACTGTTCGAGCGATCCCCGAAACTATTAACTCAATAACTGGAACTGTGACTGGATTAGCAAGTGGAGTTGCGCAACTGGCATCGATTGCTGGTTTGTTCGACCGCCCTCGATCAAAGGTTGAATCTGTACATCGTGTAGGATTCTCTCAAATGTCTTTTGGCGTTGGAGAAGACTATCTCAAACTGTTATCATTGAGCCCCGACGATTGTTATCTACCTGATAACCGGACCCATGCAAATAATGTGGAGATGGAAATGGATTATCTGTATCTTTCGAGATTGGATTCCATTTTAGAAATTGTGCAGTGGTCAACGACGCAACCCCCTGGAACTATATTGAACACAAGAGCACTGCTGCCTGTGGGCCTACGAGGTCCCCTTGGTACCCCTACTTGGGTAGCCATGGTAGCGGAGCGTTTCCTCTATTGGCGAGGACCTCTGGTTTTTACGTTTTCCATTGTGGCGACGCACTTCCATACCGGAAGGTTGGTAGCTGTGTTTACTAATGGATACACGCAGGCCGAGGATCTCACCTTGGACGTGGCATTGAATTGGCCGAATGTGACTATGGATTTACATAACACCGAAAACCGCGAATATAGTTTACAAATGGATTACAACGCTAACATCCCCTGGTTGTATAATTGCGACCCAGATCCCGTGAGTTTCCGACCCCTAAGTTGGTTGGGAAAAATGGTATTGTACGTGCAGAACAGTTTAGGAGCCCCTGAATCTGTGGCGAGCACAATTGACATTATAATATCAGTGCGCGCTGGCGAGACTTTTGAATTGGACAAACCCCGATTGAGTTTAGCGACCGAAAATAAAGTGCCTTCCATACAGGTTGGGAAGACAGTGAAAGCTTATCCCCTACCCGTACGACAAACACCGGCACCAACTGTTAGACGAAACCCTGATGAACGAAATGACGGACATATGGCAAATGCTGATTGCGAACCCGAGTGGCAACTGTATGTATATGATTGTGTGAAGCACTTAGGTATCATTGGCAATGAATTGGATATATTGGAATCGGCAACAGCAAAGTTTGATAAGAGCGTAACAGAAGAGAAGTGGCGTAAAGTTTATGGTTTAGTTGGCAATCTCAAAAACCAACTAACTAAGCTGAAGTCATTGGTTGGAGTGATGCAAAAGAATGTAGATATCATTGCTGAGAAGGCATCGACGATTAGCGACGATGAGGAAGTGGATATCGAAGTGCTGTTGAAAGGATTGTGTAGCGTAGCACGAATAAGTGAAGATCTAGCGATGAGCTCTGAAATAGCCGAAAAACTTAAATCATTGTGTAGGCAAAAGAAAGAACCGCGAAACGATGGACATATGAGCGAAGCAGAGCAACAGGGAGCGCCCTCAAGCACCCCGATCGTTCGAATGCAATTGGAAAATACCGATCCCGACCCCCACCCAAATGTCGGCCGCAAAACCAAGACCGCTGATATACGTGACGTAGTGCGACGATATGGACCCGCATACAATGTATTATTTACACCCCCTATGAATGAGGATTCACTGCAAGCGCTGGTGATACCCGTGACACCCAATACTGGAAATAACTCCGCGTTAATCTCATACTATTCGAGAATGTACGCAGGATGGAGTGGAAGCATGCGGTATAAATTCATATTTGACTCAAATAACCTCGACAACCAAATCATATCTGTGACGCACTTGCCGAATTATTATGCGACTGAACCGAAAGCGATTGATACATTAGATATGGACGACCCTGCGTTGATAAATGGAGGCGGATATGCCTTGGAAGTGCAACATATAGTAGATGAGAAGGCAGTGGCCGTGGAAGTACCATATGCTCAACCATATCATTTCCTTACTAGCTATGCAATGTATGGAAATAGCGCCCCACATCTTCAAACTAATGGAGTGCTAATGATATCTGTGTTATCCCGATCGAATCTATACGGAGAGGCAAGTGGAGTCTTCAGACCATCGAACTCAGTGTCAATGCAGGCTTATGTAGCCGCTGGTGATGACTTTGTCTTCACCTTTCCC